TGCTGTTTGGTGTAGGTTAACAAGTAACTAAATGCAGCCTGAAGTTTGGCTAATTGATCTTGTCTGTAGTACTGAAACTTAGCTTCTACCTGACGCTGACTCTCGTCAACTACTGAATGCCAAAGTTGTTCAAAAAACTTAAACTTAAGATAAGATTTAATATACTCTTCAACCTCAAGAATTTCAGGCACCATAGGTAGGTTATCATCGTCCATTGGACGTGAGTAATATCTAACATACACACAACCGCTTTCAAACGTAGAAGTAACGGTTTTGTTAGGATGAATTTGGATAATATTTTCAGAAGATACATTCAAGTTCTCGCATCCTTCGGTACACATAGCTTTAGAGCCATGGTAAACTCGAATCCAAGTAGGATGCTTCATAGTAATTTTAAATCCTGGAGTAGGTACAGATACTGTCTCGTAGATTTCTTCCTTTAGACCGCAATCTGTGCAGCCATTAGTACATTGTATAGATTTATACCAAGTGCCCTTTACTGAGTTTACTCCTTGACCCCAGAAAGTTTCGGAATCATAATGAATAGCATAGTCAAGTAAAGCAAAGTCACAAGGTAACTCAGATTTGTAGTTTGTAAAATTAAGAACTAGTTCTTCTGGCTCTAGTACCATTACTTTAAGTTTCCTCAAAGCCTGGTCTATGAAGGTAGGAATAAGTACTTCACTAATAGCACCTGCTTCAAAGTAAGTCTTTAACTCTTGCTTTACTTCAGCAATAAGTGGTTCAGAAGAAATAAAGGGTGTATTAGCGTATTTCATTTTAAAAGGAACTTATGTTTATTTTATCTTCTCTAATAGCCTTAGCTAGGTTTGCCTTATGTACGTTAGACATTCTTAAATCATAGAACCCAAACTGAACTATCCTCTTATAGTATGGATACAAGTGAAATTTATAGACAGCACCATTGGTGTGTGAATTTCTATAAGGCACTTTAACTCCAGTTTCTTTGTAGAGTTTCCAGTTAATAATTGTACGTTTAGCTTCTGGAATTGCATTTTCTGTTTTTACAATTTTAATAGAACCTAAGTTCGGGAATCTAATACTATATCTACCTCTTAAAAGACGTTCTACTAACTTGATGTGTACTTGTTTAGGAATAGCACAAAATTGTTTGTAGGTGATGTCTTTTCTTTTGGTTTCTTTTAAGAACATGGTGTAGGCTTTGTAAGAGAGAAAGTTCGTATCCGAAGTTGTATCTCTCTCTTTCTGCCTGACGTAAGGGGTTTTATTTGCTTTTACAAAGTCTTTCGACATAATTAGTTGGGTTCATCTCTGTTGTTGTCCTCGGTCTCATAAGGTAACTTGTGGAAGTTAATAAGCGACTGATTACACATTTCAATCAAAGTATCTGTCAGGTAGGCAGGAAACTTAAACTGTTTATCATACATACTCATACACTGAGTCCCATCTAGGTCCTCAATAGACTCTGTAAAGTAAGCGTACATATTCACACACTCTACGTCTGGATCTAAAACATAAAGATATCCATTACGAATGGTATAATACTTTTTAGGGGTTTTAAAACGTAAACGAGTGTGATTAATGAAATCTCTAATAGTAGTAGGAAAAAGTTCCTCAGAGTTAGAAGTGTTAAACACCCCTTGAATAAAATAAGAATACAAGCCCTCATCAATGTTTGGCAATTTATGCTTAGTTCTACGGATAGGGCAATTCAAATCACATTCTGCACCTTTAGCCTCAATCAAATGTACACACTCATAAGCTTGGTATACATTGTCAGAAGTTAAAAGTCTTCTTAGATTAATTTCTCTGCGTAAAAGAGTAGCAGCTTTGGTCTTAAGCAACCCGTATATGTAACGGTCACTAATCATGTCATCGTCACTAACAAACTTGTTAGCACTTTTGACTCTAGCAATTAATTCCGAATTCGTGTACATGTTAGAATATAGTTTGGGTTAATTTAAGACCTAGTACAAATATAATTTAATTTTAACTTTAAGTCAAGAGTTTATTTTAAAACTAGAAGAGCCCACTTTCGCAGGCTCCTACTAGCAAGATGACAGGAAAACCAACCAAAAAATCCTGCCAATATTTTTATTATACTTTATAGGTGAATCCACCTATGATAATTTCCATAGTGTCTCCGATAACGAAGTTTACAGTTCCTGAAGGGTTAAGCAAGCTAAATGTCAAAACCCCTCCACCAGCCAACAGACCCATACCATGATACACAGCTGTAGGAATAGTTGGAGAAGCCGCAGTGTAAGCCAAGATAGTAACTTGGAAATACTCTGGGTTAGCATTAACATATCCTGTAGGCGCATTCATGAACTGGAAGTTCTGATTGTTTGCCCAAGAGAAAGAACCACTAAAGGTAGCAGCTACTGTACCAGACAAAGTCGCCAAAGAACCTTGCTTATGTACCTGTAAGTAACTTCCAATAGGGAATCTAGTAGAAGGAATCAAACTGATATTAGCAGGAGGGTTAGGAGAGAACTGACTCGTAGTAACAGAAGATGCTGCTGTTTCTAGGTTAATGGTAATGTTTGTAGGATTGTTAGCACGAGTTACTGCAATAGTTCCTCCAGTAGAAGTAAAGACAAGTTCTTTGTTTACATACTCTGATCCATTCCAGAACAAACTATGGTAAGCAGAAGGTGCACTTGAAGTTACATCAGACAAAGAAGAGATAGAACAAGTATTCAACTGAGAGCAAGTAAAGCGAACACCTGCAGCCAAAGAGACGTTAAGACCATCTGAGTCACTTGTTGCAGTGAAATCAGAAGCGTTCAACTTCATCTTCATTCTACCCAAAGTAGCTACAATACGATCCAATTGGATTTGAAGAGTAGTACTTGCGTTAGTGTAGCCAAAAGTGTAACCGTAGTATACTGTTGCTCCGAAGTTAGTTGCCCAAGTCAAAGCATAGTTGGGAGTAGCCAATGCAGTCAAAGTACTGTTGATTGAGCAGATTTGACTAGTCCAAAGAATAGCTGCTGCTGCCAAAGTACTTGTAGTAGATCCTCCTGTAATACAAGAAGTATTGATAGAAGAAGGAACTGATCCACCGCCTGCAATATAAGTCTTAACACTGTTTGCTGTAGTTCCTACAGTACTAATATCAGTAGAAAGACTTTGGTAGATTCCACACATGTTACTGGTAATCCAGTTCAAGTAATCAGAAACTACAGTAGAAGTAGGCTTAGTAGAGAAAGGATAAGCAATACAAGGGTTACTAAGAACTCCAGTCATATCAACGTTAGTGTTGATAGTACAGATCTTAGAACCATAAGCAGTCAAGATTGCACCTAGAGTAGAACTTGCAGAAGTCAATCCTGAGATACAACTAGGAACAGTAAAGGTAGGAGTCTCAACAGCTACAACTCTTGTATTCAAAGAACACAAAGCACTTGCAGCACTTTCAGTAAATCCTTGAGCAGTTGTAATTGCTGTACCTACGCCTGTAAGTCCTCCACCTAAGCGAAGACAAGAATAGTTGAATCCTGAGTAATTAAGACCTACAGAAGTAATAGTACAAAGTCTCTGGTGCAAGTTTACGATAGCATCGTCTACACTTGTTGTATTAGAGATCAAAGCAGCAAGACTAGCTACTGTAAGTACTAGGTCATTTGCAGGAGTAGCACCTCCTAAAGAAGTTCCTGCAATAGTGATAGTGTCTCCTACTGTGTAAGCAGATCCTACAGAAATAATTGTAACAGTATAAGCAATAGATCCAGGAGTACGAGTAACTTTAACTTGAAGTCCAGTTCCTGTTCCTCCTGTAGGAGTCAAGGTAACTTCTGTAGTTGTCAAAGGAGCAACTGCAGTTCCTGTAAAAGTAAGAGTTCCTACCCCACCTGTAGCACAGTATAGAGGAGAACCTGAGTAAGTAATACACTTACCGTAGTTAGTAGACAAACAACTTACATCAGAGCAAGGTGTGTATATAGTTCCAGTGCAATCAATACAGGTAGACATAATTAGCAAATTTTAGCAATGATAGCGTTCAACAAATCTTTAAGGGTCAATATACTTCCACCATCACAGTAAGACTCTAGACAGCCTAGGTCTACTTTACCGTCCAAAGGAAGTTCTAACCAATGAATATTTCCACTATTAGTATTAATGTTACCTGCAGACAAGTAATTCATACGAGAACGCAGCTCACAAATAACGCCTACCAACTTAATAACAACCTCTGAAGAATAGTACTTGTCATCTTTTACTGTAAGTCCAGTAGTAGAGATAACAGGAGTAAGTCCACAAGCAGTATTTGCTGCATCAAAAGTGGTCTTATTCAATCCTACTCTTGCATCCAAGCTAGTCACGTTATCGTCCAACAACTTAAGCAAGTCATTCAGATAAGGATCGCAGGAATTAAAAGAATCAATCAGACCTCCTGTAGTAGGAGTACCTGTATACTTTACGCACCCAGAAGGAACGATTTCTACACAATTATTGTTAGGGCAGCAGTTAGTCATTGTTTTAGAGTTTAATTTTTAGTGTTTGTGCAGTACTGCAGTCTAGACAATGAGCATACTTAAGTAAGCGAGCTAATCCTCTAGATTTTTTGTAATAAGGTTTTGTCAAGTATTTAATATGCTGTAGTTCTTTGTAAGATGCTGCAGCAAGTTTTTTCTTAACAGTCAAGCTCAAGTCTTCTAAGTAAGTCATCAGCCTTTTTATAAAGTTCGGTAGCTTTTGTAGGATTGCATAGGTCAGCATGTGCTTCTGCACCCTTTAACAAAAACTCGATTTTGTCCAACATATAAAGAATCTTCTCGTCATCACAGCAGTCTATGTATTTAGCCCACTGTACGGCAAGTCGACAATCAATCTTACAAGTCCTTAAATGATAACGAGAGTTTACCCCAGTATCAGGACAAGTAGTAATAGTTAATGAATATACTCCATCAGGAAGTGGTGTAAAGTCAGAAGTAGCTGATGTAGTAAAGCCAAAATTATAAGAGTTATAAATATTAGTTTCTCCAATCAAATAACTAAACTCATAAGCTGAGTCATAACCAGGTACACCAATAAAGATATTAGCGGTATCTGGGGTAATCGGATACACAGAGGTATCAATGACTGTCAAGTAAGAACAGTCTTTGGCTTTAAGGACTTCTAGATTAAGTTGTACATTCATCGGTATTTAATTTAATTACGGAGCAGAAGTAATAGTTTCCCAACCAGTAGAAGTTCTAATACACAACTTGTTAAGTGTGGTATCAAAAACTAAAAGACCTGTAGCTGCCCCTGATATAGCAAGCTTTTGAGCAGTTGTCATTCTTGGGAGAAGTAAACCTTTATTAGTACTTTCAATTTCTACTGCGGCAGAAGAATGTACTGCACCACTACTAACGTTTACTCCAAGTGTACTTTGAATGTTAAACATTCTGGTACTACGAACAACGTAAAACACATCTCCAAGTAGAGAACCTGCGTCAGAGAATGTACTAAGTTTTAAGTCAGATCCTTGGTTACTACTTCCTTCTGAGCCTACCAAACTAAACTCAATCCTTTTAAGGTTATTATTTCTAAAAGATAAGTAAGTAGTTCTGGTGGAAGATTTGTCTAAGTTAACTATAGTATCTCCATTAACTTGTTTAATGTGCAACAAAGATTGTGGAGATTGTAGACCTATGCCGACATTACCATGTTTGGTAAACGACATTGCCTCACTCAAGACTACATTATCTCTGTAAGTTCTAAATGCGCCTACAGTATCAGTCTCAAGAGTTGGGCTCGAAGCAAAGTCTACGTTTACTTGTTCTTGTGCTGGATCTCTTTGAATTGTAAACCTGTCGTCTCCAGAGTCGTCTAAAATATTAAAGTATACTGGAACATCAGTCTTAATTGACAATAAACCAGTAATCCTAGTTTGATTATTCGCTAACTGAAGAATAGAAGGATTATTAGAAGGATCAACTACTGTAGTTAGTGTAGATGTCATATTAACATCACCAGCTAACTTTAAGAAGCCACTTCCTCCTCCTGAAATTTTAGGACAACAAGTAGGGTTATTGATTACACTAACGACAAAATTTTCCAAAGATAGTCCTGCTATCTCTGATCCTGTAGTAGTAGATTTAGGAATATAAGTTCCAGGTTTTAAATATATGTCTTTCATTTAGTATAATACAAAAATAGTCTATTTAAAAATTAACACAAGAGACTAATAAATTAAAGGGGAGTATTACCTCCCCTATTATTAAGTTAATTAGAAGATTCCGAAACCGATAGTTACGGTACCAGTGTTTGAAACAACGCCAGCCAAAGAGATTGAGCAAGATCCTGCTACAATGTTATCTACTTGTACGACAACTAAGCCAGCACCAGTAGTATCATTTACAGTAGCAAGAATTACAGAATCAGCCTTAATATAGCTGTTGTTGAAAGTAAAGGTGTTTACAGTTCCAGCAATAGTAGCACTTACGGTTGTAATCTCACCAGCAGGCTGGTTAAGAGTTACAGCAGTAGTAATACTTCCAGATTGAGTAACTGTTCCTTTAGTTAAAGTTACATATTTTGCACAGCAAGTAGGATCTTTCAACAAGCCTACAACAAAATCTTCCAAAGATTGCCCTGGAATGTTTTTGGTGTTTTGCGTCTTAGTCTCCTTCAGGTATGTGCCCGATTTTAGAATAATATCTTTCATTTTTGTTTTTTGATTAAAGTTAAAAAGGGGGAGAGTAATTTCTCCCCCTATTTAGATTAGACGTGGAGACTAGTAGGCAATACGTTGTTCAACGCAGTTGCAACAGCACTACTTACAGCAGAAGAAGCCAAGATAATTACAGAGTGAACGTTCTCGGTTTTCTTTTCGAAACCAACTGGAGAAGGCTCAATGTAAGTGATCTCGTACATATCGTAAGTAGTAGCACTATTTACATACAAGAAGGCATTGGTGTCTTCGTTGTAGATAGGGTTCCAATAACGACGAGCATCAGCAGTAGCAGGCAAGTTGTTAGTGAAGTAGTGACGCTCCATTTCAGCCATAGCAGCACCAACACCCAAAGGATACTTGATCTCTTGAGTAGTAGTAACAGCAACTGCACTGCAGAAGTTTTCGATATCGAAATCTTGAGTGTTGTAAGGACCTTCGTGAACGGCAACTTTGAAACGTACCAAGTTGAATACGTAAGGAACTGCGTCAGGAACACAAGCGTTTCCGAATTCATCCAATACTTTACCTTCAATCTTAACACCACAAGCAGTTACTGAACCTGCAGATACCAAAACTTTTGCCCAAGCAATACCGTTGTAGTTAGGCAAGCTAGTTACAGAAGCCAAAGGAGTTAACTCGTACATAGTGTTACCCAAAGAATCTGCGTCAGAATCACCGTCTGTGTCAGAAGTGATAACGATATCAGAAGAAGGGGTAGCTACGTAAGAAGCATAAACAGAACGCAAGTCAGTCAATACAGCAGTTTCTGCAGTAGAGTTACCTGGATCTTGGATAGTCAAAGTCCACTTGTAAGTAGGCAAAGAACCTTTGTAAACATAGGTAGCAGTTACATACTTACTCAACAAAGGAGAAGCGTTGATTTTGTCAGCCATCTCGCTCATGTAGGTAGAACAACCCAAAGAGTCGCATCCACCACTACAATCAGCGCAACAAGCAGTTTTTACACGAACTGACTCTTGGATCATAGGCTGATAAACGCCTTTACTCCAGTACTCGTCAATTTTCAAGGTAACAACATACTCTTCATCGCAAGCAAAGTTAGGAGCCTTAGAGTCGTTAACTTCATCAAAACCGATGTAAGTGATTTGTTGCTTAACAGTAGTATCAGCTACAGTCTTAACTGCAGAGATAATGTTAGACAACTTGATAGGAGCAGTCTTGAAAGAACCGTATTTGCTACCAACAGCAGCAGATCCGATAGCAACCAAGAAGTCAGCATCAGCAGTAGTACCACCAATGTTTGCAAAAGTGTTAGGGTTATAGATACCCATCACTTGCTTACCCAATGCATCAGTAGTCAAGCTAGTACTAACTGAAGTAGGGACGAAAATTTGTGTGATTTTGTGATTCATAGTTTTATTTATTCAGAGTTTTTGTTTAAGCGATCTTCAGCAAACACAGCCTGTGCTTGGTTGTCATTTGATTGTGCTGCAAATTTTACTGCTAAGTCGACTATATCAGATTTAGCATACTCAGGGAGTTCTGAGTCTTGATTAACAGAAGAAGTTCCATCAAACTTGACGTAGCCCTGGACATCTATTGACTTAGGGTAACGTAAGTATGTAACATATACTTTGTCAATCGTAAACTTACCATCTGTGTAGACAGTCAGATTATCATTCCCCAGTGTGGCTATCGTTGTTCTCCACTCAAACGAAGGGTTGTAATTTCCGTCTAAATACTTAGTAGTAAGTTCTCCATGTCTAATCAAGTCTACTGTAATTGGCTCAGAACATTTTCCTTTCTTAGCTATTGCATAGGACGAGATGTAGAACATATAATTTGCGGCATCTTTCAAAGGGCAATCAAATCCGATGTGAAAGAGATCGTTTGTTTTGTTTGCACTCAGAGGAACGTTAGATTCTTTCAGTATCTGAAGATCGTCTATACGTTTTCTGATGGAATCGTACCCTACCTTATAAACGTTGTTAGGATTAATTTTAGTTTTAATCCAACTAACTTGAGCCTTGTTGAGGTAAACTACGATGTCTTCAATCGGGATATCAACGTTATCCTGACGATTAACTTTGTTTAAAGTTAATTTGAATTCGTAAATTAATTCCTCAACAGGGATCATGTTATCTTAGTTTATTTTATTTTATAGAGCGTCAATCTTTGCTTTATTCTTTAGTTTATCCTTAAAGGCTTGGTATTCTTCAGTGTTCTTAGGATCAGTCAAGAAAAGTTCAAACTCTTCAATTGACTTAGACCACACATGCTCACCTTCATAAATAATAGAACCTTTAATTCTAACAATGTTTCTGTCTACTAGATCTTTAACCAGTGCTTTTACATCCAACAAATCATCACTGTAAGATACAATCTTAGTGAATTCTTCGATAGGATCACGGTCCATCGCTGTAGCAGGTGTACGTAGGAATTCGTCTACTGCATTGTAAACTTCTTCTTCAGTACTGTCAGCAGGCAAACCTAAGCCAATAAGTTTCTGGATTTTCTTACGCTTAAAAGCAGACATTCTATCGAGTTCTGCAATTGCGCTGTTAATCCTCTTCTTACGCTCAAAGGTTGTTTTAGTTTCTACTTCTCCATTGTAAACATAAAACTTTACAATAGCAGTATCAACCTTCCCACTGTCTATATCATCCAATGAAGGTGCAACCATTTCTGTCTCTAAGAGCCAGTAGAAGTTGATAGCTTCACGTGGATTCTCCATATTGAAGATGTTATCACCATCTTCTAGGGTATAGCCATTTTCTTTTATTTCGTCATAGAACGTACTTGTTGGAGCTAGTGACTCGTCTAACAAAGACTCGTAGTATTCTCTAAGTTGTGTAACTCGTTGAATTTCTTGCTCTCTTGCTTCTAGGTTTAAGATTCCACGGAACTTTGGAGAGTTCTCATCTAATCCTGTCCTAATTACTCCACGTGAATCAACTCGTGGAAAAAACTTTCTTACTGTTCCTGGGATAAAGTTATATCCATTCTGAAACAATGATCCTTCTAATGTACGCAAATTAGCAGGTTGCTTTTTGTAGGGACGGATAATACGTACTCCCTGTGCTGATTTATTACTCATTTTGGTTTGGTTTTGGTTTTAGTTCTAACTTTTATCTAATTGGGAGGGGGATATTTCACCCCCTCCTTCTTAGAAACGTAATTAGATACGTGGGAATTCTTTGATGATCACAGTCTTAGTAGGATCTTCCAAGAAGATACCTGCGAAGTCTTTCATGATGTAAGTTGAATAAGGATCTTTGCTTGCGATAGCAGTTTGCTGAGAACCAAATCCTACTGAACCTGCAATGTACTGGTAGTACATGTTAGGACGAGTAGCCAACTTTACTTCACGGATACCAGCATCATCTTGACCAGATACGTCCAAGATAATGAAGATTGGAGGAGTCTTCTTGTTAGGACCCAACTCCAAGAAAGTAGCATGCTCGTTCAACTGTTCCAATTCTACGAATTCTACAGGACCAGTTTCGGTGGTCATGAAGTGATCGAATTGGAAAGCGTAACCTTGCTTAGTGCGCTCTTTACCATCCAAGAACTTATCAGCAGATACAGTGAAGTTCTGACCGTTGAAGTCTTTGCGGATAGCAGTAGAAGCCAACTCCATACCTGAACGGTTGGTGTAGATTTTAACGCTACGATCAGCAATCAATACACGGTTGTAGAACAAGTCACCAACTGCAGAACGAATCAAGTTCAAAGAGAACTGACCTTTATCGTAGTAGATAACGTTACCCAAGTGAAGTTGCTGCCACAAACCTTGCTTAGCACGAGTTGGACGACCTTTTTCATCTTTAGCATTACCTTGACGACCCCACATCAATGTGTTAGCCTTCATACGCATCATTTCCATACGCAACAAACGAGATACGGTAGGCTCCCAACCAACAATCTTGGTCTTTTCGCCTTGAGCCATAGGATCAGTTACAGAGTAGTAAGTGATGTCCAAAGGATTGCCTGAAGCGTCAGACTGCATACCCAATTTGGTTGCATCAGCCCAGTCAGTGATAGTGTGTTCAACACCATACTGTTGCAATACATCAGCCATAACTTCCAAGTTACCATCGAACAATCCCAAGCTAGAGAATGAAGTGGTGTACTCACCCAAGATGTTACCAATCTTGAAATACTCAGTACCTACTTGCAAGAAACGTTGGTTAACGAAGTCAGCAGAAGAAGCACCTACAGCACGGAATTTGTATTTGAAACCGTTCTGATACTTTTCGCCTTCAGAAACAACCTGCATTTGGGTTTCTTGTTCGTAGCGGTGAGCAGTAACGATATCGTTAGTTACGAATACGTTCTTGTCAAATACCAATTCGAACTCTTGACCGTCAATACCAGGCTTAGCAATAGAAGAAGCCAAGTTAACAATAACCTTAGGCAATTCAGCCCGCTTCTTGATTTTGTAAGTGAAAACACCGTTAGGATCGTTAACCATGAAAGGCTTACCAGTTTTCATAACGAGGTCTACCAAGTCGTTTTTGTACAATTTGGTGTCAGTGAAAAGACGGATCATCATTTTGTCATACTGGTCAGGCTTAGTGCGCAACATAGTTTCAACAAAATTCTTGTCTGTCAATTTACCCAAACCATTCTTAGAATAGAATGAGCTTGTCATGTGAGCGTTAGCTATAACTCTCCCGTTGACTCTTGGAATACTTTGATTAGGCATAGTAATTTATTTTTTGTTTTGTGTTTTTTTATTTAAAATATCTAGAAAACAGGTCATCGTTAGACTTCGCTGCCTTCGTTGATTTTTTACTTTTGGTTTTAAGGTCGTTGAACAGAGTGTTTGTTTCCTCTGTTACAGCTTTCCTTTTTACTGGAGTCAAGTCCAAATCGCTTTGAACAAGTTTAGCTACAGCTAAGAACTTACTTGGATCTTCCTGACGCATTTTAGCGAGTTTGTATTCAAAGTCACTAATACGTTGTCCGTTAGGAAGAACGTGAGGCTTAGAAAGAACAAAATCAAAAAGTTCACTTGCAGCTTGTTCGTTGATTGGGTATCCTTCGATAGACCCTGAAGCAATAGCTCCATCAAGTACATCTGCATATAACTGTTCTCTTTCTTCTTCTTTCTGTCTCATCGCTTGTACTCGTGCTTCACTCTCTTGTGCAAGTGCTGCTCTTTCCTGTTGCATCTTCTCAATCAGTTTTACGTGATACTTCTGAGAGTATGCTTCTAAGCGATCATTGTCTCTAGCGTAGTTAAGTTGATCTTGGATTTCATCTTCATCCATTCCTGTCTTAGCTAGGTATAAGCGGAAAACTCTTTCTTGGTTTTCTTCTACACTCAAGTCTACATTCTCTACAATCTGCTCATTAGCAAATCGTTGGAGGTATTCTTGAACAGGGACTTTATTGATGAAGATATCTTCGATCATCTGTACTCCTGCTTCTCCGTAGGTTTCTACTGCCATTTCCTCTAACTGATTCCAAGCTCGGTCTTCGATGGTTTCACTCATCTTAGCCAAGAACGTTTGTTCGTTCCACTCGATATCTTCGTCGTCAGCTACATCAAGCATTCCTGCTTTAGCTAATCCTTTACCAAAGATTTCAAAGTAGTTTTCTTCTTCATCATCGTCACCTTCCAAATTTACTTCCTCCTCCTCTTCTTCTTCCTCTTCCTCTTCTACAGGTTCAGGAGCTTTAGGAGCAGGGGGATTTGGTAAGTCGTCTTCCTCTTCTTCGGCTAGGGGATCGAAATCCTCACCACCTAGAATGTCAGGCTTGACGTTTGCGTTAGGGTCTTGTGGAGTATTATCATCTAAATCTAGAGGATCATCCACGGAAAAACTGTCAAAGAACTCTAAGTTCTCTAATGAACTGTCAATAGGCATAATGGTTAGTTTGGTTTAATTCAAAAGTAATATTTTTAAAAATTAACACAAGAGATTAAGTAGATATGATACAATATATACAAAAAGTTAAAAATGGGGGTTTTTAGGCTAGAAAACCCCCAATTTTTGTATCATAAATCTCTAGTTTTATTTCTTTTTTGAGCCTGAATCGTATTTATTTTTATTTGTTTGAGCAATTTTTAATTTAGTGTCGATGTCTTTCTCTTTCAGTGCAAGCTCTTTTTCTTTCAGACTTAACTCTTTATTCTTAGTTACTTTCTCAAAAGTTTGCTTAGAAATATCTTGAGCTATTTTAGTCTGTTCAATCAAAAGACCTGTAGTGTCTACCTCAGGATTATAAGAACCTTCGTTAGCAATACCTTGAAGCTGTACTACCTGAAGTCTGTTCTCACGATCAAGTTGCTTGTTCATATCTTCTCTACGTGCGTCCTCTGCTTTCTGAGCTGCATCCATCTGCATCTTCTGTTCGAACTGTGCTTGTTGTTGCTCCAACTGTTGTTGCTTAAGAGCTTGGTCTTGTTGACGAATAGCTTCTTTACGTTTCTGAACATCACCCAAAGTCTTACGAAGACTTCTTTCTGAGTTAGCTGTAAACAAGTCTACCATCTCTGAAAGCTCTGCTCCATTCTGCATTGCAGGTTGAGCCAACTGTTTTAACTGTTCTAGAGTTACTTTATCCTCAGCGTAAGAAGAAACAAACACAAATAGTTCGTGAAGAAGTTCGTTCTTACTTACTCTTAGGAATACTGACTCTAACTCAGAGTTCAAATAGTTAAGCGTAGAAGTAGGTTTCTGCAACTCAATGTACTGAGCCATATCCAAGATAGTCTGGTAAACTTTCTGCAAGATGTTATCATGCCAAGCAAACCAAGTCTCTGTCTGAGCAAAAGACTGAATCAAAGCATTGTTAGCAGCAGTAGCTGTATCTGATGCTTGAGAGTTGCCTAGACGTTGACGAGTAAGACCTACTAGTTCATAAGACTCCAAACGAAGCTGCTGAGCTAGTTGGATACGTGCTTGAATTTCTTGAGAACGAGTAAGGTCCAAACGAGAGAACTGGTTGAACTGTACTGCTCCTCCTGTGTTCTCGATTGAAGTGTCAATCAAAAGGGTACCTCTGTTCTTAGCATTCCAAAGCATTGTCTCAATAGGATCTTGAGAGTCTTTCTTAGGAACAACCTTCAAGTCACCCAAGAACACAACCCCAATTTCTTTCTCAAGCAACTCCCACAACTGGTTCATACAGATGTTGTAAAGAACCTGGTAAGGCTTAAGAAGATCTAAGAGAGATTTACCTTGTGTGTTTCTAGAAGTGTTAATAATACCTACGATAGGGGCACTCTGAGTGAACTCTAGGGGTTCGATGTTTACATAAATGTCTGCACCAATCTTAATACCTCTCCACCATTCGTTAATCCAAAGCTCTTCAAGGCTAACATCACCTAAGGTTTTGTCCATCTTGTAGTCTTCAGAGACAAACATCTCTTGTTGGAATCCATCCTCATCTAGATAGGTTCTTTTGTAGATTTTCTTTTTAGACTGCCAGTAAGCCGTAATTACTGTGTAGGCATGTTGAGAGTTAAAAGAGAATACGTTAGTATCAATACCTCCGTTAGCAAAGTCACCTACGTTTTCAAATGTCAACTGCCACAAAGGATCATTTGGATCTGGGAGAGCAGGAGCCATAGGAGTGTATTCGTTATTACGAAGGTTCTGCAAAGAACGATTCTTCAAATGTTCTACTTCTTCTCCTGTTAGACTGTAACGATCTACAATCTCGGTCATAGAAAGAACTTCAATAAGTCCTATTGCCCAACAGTCAGAAGAGTACTGAGCATTTCTATTTGCTAAGTACCATACGTTAGAAGGGTTTTCTACTTTATAACTAAAGCCTAAGCGAGAGTTATCAGGATAGAAGTGGTGGAATTCTTTACCTGTTACCAAGAAATCTAAGAAAGATTGTTGTGACTTCTCTCTAAAATTAAAATGATACTTGAGCGCATTAAGAGTTTTGTTTCCCCATTCCTCCGCAACTGAAGTATAATCAAGAATTTTATCTTGGATTTCTTTCTCCATCTGAGCCTGTTGTTCAGGAGATACTTCTTGACCCTCTAATTGTGCTTGAAGGTTCTTTAAGAAATGTTCTTTAATAAGCTCTGTACGGAAATCAATAGTCTCGTTTACTGCCTCATCGTCAATAGCTTTTACTTTATACTTATGAGGACGGTTAATCAACTCACCCTTCAACTGATTTACAGGAGGGTTAACTATTGGATAATGCTTCAAATGCTGGGGTACATCTGGATCTTGATCAGGGGTATCGTTAAGATAACTTACCAATTCCTGGATCTCTGCATTGTTAGTGTAGTCAGAGAAGTTAAACTCTCCGTTCAACAGTCTGTAGTTTTTTCTAAACTGTATATTCTGTTTGTACTGTGCAAAAGCAATGTTTGCAAAGTAGTCCATAGTACCTTTAATCCATTGTTCCTTTTCCTTCTCAGACAGAGATATAAACTGTTCTGGGTAGAAGTAAGCGTGATTTACTGGATCTGTGTACTCTTTAAGTGCTTCAATGATCATCTTAGTATATTTGTTTTATTTAGTTTCAGTATCTGAAAGGAGAAGAGGTTGTACGGAATAGTGATTGTCCTTTCTTCTCTCTGAAGTAAGCGTTGATTCTGTTGTCGTCATTTGTGTTAGAAATAATAACCTGAGTGTTTAAAGACTTAGCCATAGCTAATGTCAATCCAAAAGAGATTACTCGGTCAACGTTCAACTTAGGTGTGAACTTGATTAATTCCTTAATCAACACAGGGTCTAAGATTCTAGTTACTCCAAGTCTTTCATTTATAATCTCTCCGTCCTCTCCTCGTTCTACGCTTACTACTTCGGTAATGTATTCGATAATAAGCGACATTAGATAGTTTTTAATATCCTTAGTCATGTGAATACCGTAGTCACGATTAACTGTAGAGTTAGGGTGAATATCGTTTAGGAACTTAGGTGTCTTCTCTAGGACTCTAGGTGATTCGTTTTTATCTACACAGTGTTGGATAAAACCATAGTCCATGTTTTCACAAAGAGTCTTAGCATTATAATACTTAAGAAGCATCTTAGTAGTCTCGTACCAAGTCTCAATCTTTTTAGGACGACCTGTGTAACAAGCAACTACCATGTTCTGCCAACCTTCTCCTGAGAGATTATGAACTCTTTTATAGATGTAAGTAGAACCCAAAGAAGTTGAGTAGTGAGCTTGTGACTGTTTATATGGGTCAGTCCCTGCTGTATAAAGCCCATAGGGAGCGTCTGAGACAGGATATTCCCAAATCTGTACACAACCCTCAATGTTATCAGTTGGCTTCACTGGAAAGGCTGTAACGGCTTTCTTATCTGTGAACTTATGTCTGATCTTTCCTTCAGAGTTTGTGTAGAGTTCTACGTTATCTGCTACAATTTCTTGAGCTGTTAGTTTTTGTAACTGTTCTTGAAGTAGATCTACGGGGAAAATATTCTGAGAAAGTTCTAAGAAACACTCTTCGTGAGTAAGTGGGTAGTACATTACTTCTTTCAAGTAAGTTTCTAATCCACTAGATTTTTTAATCTGTTCCCTAGACTTAAGGATCTGTTCTTTTCCTTTTTCTTCGTCTGCTACCCAGATCTTAATTAGATCTAACTCAGAAGGATCTTCTTTGCCTAGATAAAGACCTAAAGACTTTTCTTCTTTTGGTACTTTCAAAGAACGTGTGCCTGGAATGAACAATCCATAAGACTTTCCTGACTCGTTAGCTTCAACAGGAAGAAAATTATAAGCTTCTGTGTTATTAAATAATTCTTCTAGGTCAGCAGCTTTACTCATGTCTCCCGAAGTTCCAATAACAAAAGGAGAACAACGCCATCCATAAGGACTGTCAAAACACGGAGTAGTTGCCGCCAAACAACTAAGGATCTTTCCTTTTCCTCCTTCTTCCAAAAGAAACGAAGACAAAGTAAGACCTGCTGCAGCTTCCGTATTGTTACCTTCGTCAAAGTTACGAACGTGGAACTTAGACCACTCATTACGAGCGTTAGTCTTTTTGTCTTTAAAACCTAAAGTTACCTGCTTCTTCCAGTCATCCTCAATACGGGGGAATCTAAAGTAGTCAGGAAGGTTTCTAAGACCTAAGTCTACGTAGTCTGTGATTACTTTTAAGTCAGGTTGGTTAAGGGCAGAAATAAGGTTATCAGATCCTTTCTGTGTTACAGCTTTGTGAGCCATGTAAGAAGAGGTAAGAACTGACTTAGAAATACGTCGAGATCCTACCATTACAACACCCTTCTTTCCGTCTTCGTGATTTTCAGCTTTGTGGATAGTCTCATCCACTGCTAAGTAGGTATCCCACAACTGAGGCTTATCAAGTTTACGAACTTGACGCTTACCTATCATAGTGTCTATATAAATAGACCAGTAGTTTAAGTGCCAATAAATAAAAGGAGAAAAGTAGAATCCATTAATAGTCACACCCTCTGTAATCTTCTTGTCCTCGTTTTCCCAAAACGCAGTATACTCCTCTGAATCAGGTTCAGGGAGACTGTGTACATTGATTAGGAATTCAGGACTTTCTAGATTTGGATACATAACTATTAACTAAATTGTTTCATCTTACCATTGATCTCTTGAGAACCTCTAGCTTCTGCTTTCTGTTCTTCTTTCTCTCTCAGCTTATCTATTACCTCAATAATTTGAGCGTAATCTTTTAACGCTTGAGTAAGGGACTTTATCTGTGCCTCAATAGTTGCTACTACCAAAGGCATCTGTCCGCCATTAGCTGTAGATTTCCAAGCAAGTCTGTCGACTAACTCGTGAAAAGGATTATTGTCTACATACGTCTTTAGTTGGTCTGCTTTTTCCTGCAGCCATTCTAACTCGAAGTCTACATAACTATTCTTCTTAACGGCCATCTGAGTACTTTTTTAGGAATTCATGTTGTGGTAGATTCATAGCATCTTCTAGCACACGTGCATAGAAGTCTTCGTCTCTACCTGTCTTACTGTAAGAGTAACCTGCTTTCCAGAAAATCTTAAATGTCTCAAATAAGTTATCTTGGATTGTAGCAGATACATAAGGCTGACTGGTATTTGGTTGGTTGTCCATCATCTTATTTTTTAGAAGAAACCTGTGTTAAAGGTTTGTCAGCAGGCAAGAAGTAGATTTGAACTCCACACTTGCTGCCAGGGCGTTTGTCGCAACTATTCTTAATAGTTGACTTTGTTACTTTTGTTACTTGTCTGTGCTTTTCCATTTTAAATCTATTTTATGTAAGGGGTGTTCCGCATTCCAAGTCTCTATTCCGCAATCCGAAGAAAGAGACGCTGTTTTGTAGGTACAGACGCAACCACAAAACGAACAGTGTAGCTCTGACCTTGAGGTGACGTAGTGTTTGCCCGTAAGTTGTAGGTACTCAGGGGAAGTGACTGCGTTTGCTGAATTGTAGGGACACTTGATACAAATATCCATTCTTTCTGCGATAATGTTCTGTTTCTCATCACTTAGTAGCTTAAATTGATTCGCTGTTTTCGTTGCTACTCCCTGCAAGACTTTGTCCAAGTTCTTTAGCCCCTTCAGGCTCAGGGCCATGTACTCTTTGTAAGGATTCATATAAATTTTTGTGGTTTTGTTTTTGTACTAATATTTGGTTATCCATGTACTGCACTACTGCAGGTATGTAAAGTTTTTTAGATAGACCTCTTTGGTATCTATCGTCTAGCATTTTAATCCAGCACTCCAACATGTAATAGTTAGCGTATCCTCTAAGTGCTGTTAGATCTTCTCTGGGTTCTTGTGTAAGCAAATACTCTGAACGGATTTTCTTAGAGATTATCTTAATAGCTCTGTTAGGATTAAACACTAGCACTCCAAGTCCAGAGAGTCTTACTTTTACAGTAGGAAGATCTTTAATGTCTTCAATGGTTTTTTTAAGATACCACTCATAAACAGTACCTACTTGATCATTAGTCATACCAAGAGTTTTAGCAACGTCAGAGTAAGCCGCATAGGTCTTAAGTTCTATACTATCGTATTTCTCTCTTATTGACTTCATTGATTAAGCTGTTGCTGTTTGTTTAGTTTCTACTTTGTTCTCTTGGGTAGAAAGAACTAGAGTGAGTGTGACACCTTGCTTGCTAGTAGGACACAATCTTTTATTGACTGTGTTTTTTTCTAAGATGCCCATTTTCCTTAACTTAGTAATACCGTTAGATATTACCTGGATTGATGTGTCAAACTCACTAGAGATCCTTTCTTTCACTTTTTTGTCTAAAGTTCCGTAGTATGAACTATGGGCTAATATACTAACATACAAGTCTGATAACCTGTAACCTGCAAGCCTAAGCAATACATCAATATAAGCTTGATGCAACTTGACTCCTTCTTCATATCTACGTGCTACTTTCATTGGTTGGGTTTGTTTTTTGCTAAACAAATATACTATTGTAACAAAAAAAGTCAAGTTAAATGTTAAGTTTAGAACACTGATAACCTAGAATGTTATACGTATTAGAGCAAAATTTAACTTAAGTAGTTATTATTTGCTAGAATTGGTTAGTAAGAATTAGATGAACACTATAGACAAAAGTCTATTTAAGTTTATATTTGTATAAACAATACTACTATGGCAATGGAGAAGACTAAGAAACCGACACTAGAAGAAGTATTCGATATATTTCTCCTCGCACTGCAAGACGAAGAAGTTAAAATAGCAGGAGACATAGGAGGATTTAAGGTTGCATTGTATCAAGGCTTCAAAGATTACACTTACAGAAAGAAGTATAACGAAGAAATGCTGTGGGAGTACATTGAGTTAGCTATAGATTCTCTGTTAGATAACGATGAACCTATGCAACAAACTGATTATATGCATGCTCAGGCAGCAGCAGGACTCTAATCTTTCGCTAAGATTTTCACAAACTATTCACATCCCAGACCAATTACACAAAGTCATATTACTTTTGCTACCGACACCACTTCTAAAGTGTTCGCAGATGAGGATGAAAAATTAGTCTGCTAGAAGTCGGATTGTGAGAGTAGCCCTTTGAGGTGAAATTGGTTTTCTCCGATAGTGTCAAAATGTTCTAGTGAAATATGTAGTACTCTGACCTACGACTAATAGACTGTAGGCAATAAGTGGACAGAACAGAGACTTAGCATTATCCCTCGGAGAAGCTATTTGGGCGTAAAAACAACTACATAATAAACTTTAACAGTAATAGCACTCTGAGAAGAAATTTTCGGAAGGATTAAAACTATGTTCTTTTCCTTTTACTAAACCACTAAACCACTAAACCAACAAATATGAATACAGCATTTATTTCTATTTTACTTTTAATTCTTTTAGTTTTAGTTTTCCTTGCTTACAAACAAGAACAAAGAGACAAAGCTTACTTTGAAAACACCTACATGAAACAGGATTTCTCGGAGGAAGTAAGCCTTACCCATGTCCAAGAAGAAAAACCTGTTACAGGAGAAGAGATTGTAGCAATTGCAGAAGAGATTGGAAACCCTTCAGTAAGTCCTACTGTAAGTCCTGAGGCAGCCCCTAAAAAGAAAAAGAGCAAACCCCGTAAGAAGTCTGCTCCTAAGAAAAAAGAAGATTAATAATTACTTCTTGTAGAGTCTGTAGTACTCAAAGTCAGATTCACCACCTGCTTTTTTGTACTCTAACCACTCATCGTAGAGGGCTCCTTTAAACACAAAGTTATCTTCCTCTTTAAAGTTTACTACAGAGACTGTGGTATCAAGTCCTACTTCAATCATTCTAGTAGCGAATACTTCTACCTTCTCAGAAACGATTTTAAGCTCTTCTGAGGCAACAACTAGTTCCTCTTGAAGCTCTTTCTTCTCTTCGACTTTTTGTTCCACTAGAGCCTCTCCTTTTGCCTTAGCAACGGATGTTACAGCTGATGCAACCTTAAGATTGTTTTCAAGCTTCTTAAGCATTATCTCCAACTCGTCTACTGGAGGAGTCTCAACTGCACGCAAAGGCATAGCTAAGTGAACAGCCAAAAAGAAAATAGTAAATACGATTAATAGGTTTTTCATTTAGTTAGAATCTTTTCATTGTGTTAATAATCCGAAGTTCAGTAATAGCTGCAGAGAGTGCACTGTCAGATTTCTTAAGTGCAGCTGCCATCCTATCCATCTTAACATCAAGCATCTCAATCTTTTTGTTACTAGCCTCAATCTGACCTACATACCCAGAACGTAGATCATAGTAAAGATAAGTAATCCCAGCAAGTGCAATAAATGCTACACCTGCTACGGGATTCTTTTTGAATTGATCAAAACTAACGGGTAAGGGATTTGAGTTAATTTTCTTAGCAGTCATTATTTGATGTCTTTAGATTCGATCAAAGTATAAGTAAAAGAATTGCCATGGAGTTTAGCAGACTGTTTGCATATTTTCATGAAAGCATCAAAATCCTTAACTTTTTTAAACACTTGACATCCATGACTCCAGTGATCAATCCAAGTAGAATCTTGACCAGCCTTATGGATGTTAATACCATCACCTGTACTGTCGACAATCTTGTCTTCATCATACTCCATGTCTTTGTCTGCATCTCTGTAGAGTTTGATTAACCCTTTCTGACGAAGTGCTTCATACTTACCCTGATGAAGACCGATCATGTGTGATCCAGGGTATTGGCCTGGAACTACTCTTGCAGTGCCTTTTCCGTTGTTTCCTTCTGACATAGGTGCTTTGCCTGGATCAGTTGTTGCACTGTATACAAAACATTTCCACTCACCGTTTTCTTTATAGCTGATACTCAACCAGTCGTCAAACTGATTAGTTACTTTTTTGCCAGGAGCACTGTTACGGATTCCTACAATATTTACGTTAAATTCTCCGTTTTCGAAGTACTTATAACCTTTTGCTTCGACAGCTTTTTCAATTTGTTCTCTAGTATAGCTCATAATTATGCCTCAGAAGAGTCCTCCTTCTTTTTCATGATCTTCTCTGCACTGGTCAAAGAAAGACAACCAAAAGCCAACAAAGCAACAGCATCTACCAAAGGAGTAGAAGGAGCAAAGTGAGACTCAGTAAAAGAGTTAACGTACAAAGTAGCGCACAGTGTGATAGTACAAACCAAGCCACACAG